GACCACACTGACGGGCATCAACGGCAACATCTCAATTCCTAAGCAGGGTTCGTCGGCAACCGCTTATTGGGTTGGTGAGGGGTCTTCTCCCACCGAGTCCCAGCAAACGATCGAGCAGATCAACCTCAGCCCCAAGACCTGTGGTGCTTTCGTTGACTACTCCCGCAAGCTGCTGCTGCAGTCCAGCATCGACGTTGAGCAAATGGTCCGTGATGACCTGGCTCGCGTGCTCGCTCTTGAGCTGGATCGTGTTGGCCTGAGTGGCTCTGGCTCTTCTAACCAGCCTCTGGGCATTATCAACACCACTGGCATTGGGACCGAGACCCTTACCAGCTTCGGAACCTTCGCCGAGTACATCGCGATGGAAACCGACGTTGCAGTGGCAAATGCTGATGCCGGCAGCCTGCGTTACATCATCAACGCTTCTGCTCGCGGCGCTCTGAAGAGCACTGAGAAGGCTACAAACACCGGAATGTTCGTCTACGACAACGACGAAATCAACGGGTATCCCGTGACGGTGACCAACCAGCTCGCTAACAACGACGCTTTGTTTGGTGACTTCTCACAGCTGATTATGGCTATGTGGTCTGGCCTGGATCTGACTGTTGATCCTTATGCAGGTGCAACTGCTGGCACCGTCCGCATCATTGCTTTGCAAGATGTTGACTTCGCTGTCAAGCAGCCTGGCGCATTCTGCTACGGAACCTGATCCAGGTGATCTGTCACATCGTTTCTGACTCATGAAGATTGAAATTCTGAGGCCAGTAATGATTTCCGGTGAGCCCGCAGCAGCGGGCTCCATTTTGGAAGTCGAAGACAGTGATGCCGTGACTCTTCTTGGTCTTGGCAAAGCTGTTGAGCACAAAGCGGAGGCGCCAGAGCCTGCTGCTGAGGAAAAGGCCTCTGAGCCTGCTCCTAAGAAGACAACTACTCGCAAGAGGACTAAGGAATCATGAGCATCGGCAACACTCGACGGACTTTGACCGTCTTGTCGTTTGCGCCTAACGACGTTGTCACCGCAACTGGCAATGAAACAGGCGTTGACCTCCTCGACTATGAGGGTGACATCACCCTGATTCTTGACGCAGAGGCTGGCGGTTCAGGTATTACTTACGCCGTCAAGGTCCAGGACTCTTCTGACAACAGCACTTTCGCTGATGTCAGTGGCGCAGCCTTTACCACGACCACTGCCAACACTGCACTTGTTGAGAGCTTGACTGTCAACACCGATGAGATCAAGCGCTATGCGCGTGTGGTCATCACCGTTGCTGGCGGTACTGGCGCTGGAGCTGTGAGCGTCGTTGGCCTGGGTCGTAAAAAGTACAACTGATTTTGACCTATAGCCCTCGCTCAGCGGGGGCTTTTTCATATGGCACTTGATTTTCAAGAAGATCTAGACGCTTTCTTTGACACTCCAGGCTTTACGGTGCCAGTTGTTTTTGGCGCGACAACAGGAGTCGGATATTTTGAGTCACCAAATGAAATCATTGCTGACGGAGTCGTTTTGACGACTGATTACGCAGTGGTGGTCAAGACTTCTGATTTTTCCTCTGTCATCCGTGGCGACACAATGACTGTCGATAGTGTGAACTACACAGTCCGCGAGCCAATGCTTTTAGATGACGGTAAAATTATGCGTGTAATGCTGATGAAAGACTGATAGGTGGATCAAGCAACCTATGAAAACTGGCTAAGAATTAAAGAAATGTTAGAGTCTTCTGGCAAAACAGAAAGTTTTTTCTACAAGCGTGCTGTCTATATCGTGCAAAATAGGCGTGACCCTGGCCCAGAGATATGACCACTAAGCGCGAAAGCATCCTTGCTGCGATCAAGACAGCCTTGACCGGCACTGCTGGTGTAGGCACTCGTATCTACAGAAGCCGTGTTGAGCCATTTAGCCGTGGTGAGTCGCCTGCGATTGTCATTGAGCCTGTCAGCGACACTCCTGAGCAAAACACCAGTCTTCCCACACTGGACTGGACTTTGCGGATACGAGTCGTTGTGATTGAGCGTGCAGATGTGCCAGATCAAGCTGCTGACGACACGATCGAGGATATGCACTCAAAGTTGATGGCCGACCTGACGCTTGGCGGACTGGCCATTGATGTGCAGCCAGCGCAGACCAGCTTCCAGTTGCTAGAAGCTGACGAGCCTGCTGGTGTGATTTTCTGTGAATACGAAATTCGATATCGTTCAGAAGTTGCTGATCTATCTCAATAAGCATTTGGGGATAGCCTAAACCTAAACACCTTCCCCACTTACCATGTTGGATGAACACAGCGGTCACGGCGGGAGTTACCTCCTTGATCCTGAAACGGGCGTACGCACTCTGATTCAGCGGACGCAACCACCACAACCATCACAGGAAGCATCCGATGGCACTGCTACTACGCAAACGCCTGATCCTGATCGAGACGGAATCAACGTACGGGACGGATCCAACTCCGGACGGAGCAGACGCCGTTCTCGTAAGGGATCTAACCATTACTCCACAAAGCAGTGATGTTGTCAGTCGTGAACTGATTCGTCCTTATCTAGGGGCCTCGCAGCAACTGCTTGCAAACACTCGTGTTGAATGCGCTTTTAGCGTCGAACTAGTTGGCTCTGGAACTGCAGGCACGGCTCCTCAGTACGGGAAGGCACTAAAAGCTTGTGGCCTTGCGGAGACTATTGTTGCCAGCACAAGCGTTACCTACGACCCTGTCAGCTCAAGCTTTGGGTCGGTCACCATCCACTACAACATTGATGGCGTTCGACACAAGGTGACTGGTTGTCGTGGCAACGTTGCATTGAATGCAAATGTTGGTGAGATTCCTACGTTGGATTTCACCTTCACAGGCATCTATAACGCCCCTGATGACACTGCGTTGCCCACGCCTACTTATGCAAACCAAGATGATCCACTGCTATTTAAAAACGGCAATACAACCAGCTTCCAGCTGTTGTCATATGCCGGGGCACTCCAGACGTTCAGTTTCGACCTTGGCAATGTCATCACGTATCGCGAGCTGATTGGATCTTCTAAGGAGGTGCTGATCACTGATCGGGCTGCGACTGGATCAGTAAGCATCGAAGCAGTTGCCATTGCAACGAAGGATTACTTTGCTGCTGCTGTGGACGACGATGCTGCCTTAGGCAACCTTCAGTTCACGCATGGCGGCACAGCTGGCAACATCGTTCAATTCACCTCCAGCAAGGTCGATATTGGTGATGTTTCATATGGCGATTCTGACGGTGTGGCCATGCTGGAGATCCCCTATACCTGCGTACCGGATTCCGCTGCCAATGCTGAATTTGATCTAATCTTCACCTAGTGTCAGAGGGGTGCTTATGAAGGGAGCCTTTGCGGGCTTCCTTTTTTTTATGTAAGCTGAGCCAGCTTATGCAATTACCAAGTGGCTTTTGTACGCAAAAAGGTAAAAACCTTCAAGTGGCCCGTTCAAGTTAAAGAGCCAAGCGAGACAGTGGCTGGTCAATTTGAGACGCATGAATTCACAGCTGTCTTCAACCGTGTTGCTCGGTCCGTCATCACGCAAATGGTGGATGAAGATGAAAATACGTTGATCAGCTTGATTTTGGCTGGATGGGAGGGCATTGAGGAAGAGAGTGGCAAGCCAGTCCCGTTTACGCCTAAAAACTTGAGCGAGTTCTCAGATGATCCGTATTGGATCAAGGGAGTGCTGACGGCCTACACGTCCACTTACAACGAGGCCGAGCTGGGAAACTAAGAGACGCCGCTGTCTACTGGGTCGACGGCGGCAAGAGGGTAGAAGACAAGACTGAGTCTGACGCAGCGGCTTTCGGGCTTTTGTTGCCCAAAAAGGCTCAAATGGTTGACGTGGACTTTGAGGTTTGGGAGGAGAACTGGGAAACAGTAATGATGTTCCTGCGCATGCAGACGCAATGGCAGGTATCGATGAGTGGATATGTAGGGCTGAAATACGAGGTATTGCTGGGTTCCGGAGGCTTGTGTGACCTCTACAATGTGGAAGATCGCCGCGACGTGCTCGAACGC